AAATTATAATCCTACTGAAACATGGGCAGAAGCGCTTAATCTTGGTTTAGGAGAAATTGATCGTCCAGGAGATTTCTTAATGATTGCCCGTTCTGCTCAAGAAACTGACATTTATAGCTTGTGTGCAGCAATTGCTACAAGCGCACTTGGTTTGTTATACGAAGATGCCAACGGCAATATAGGTTATGCAGACAGTACACATAGACAAGATTATTTAGCAGCCAACGGGTATATAACCTTAGATGCCAATCATGCTAATGGATTAGGGTTATCCGCTAACACTAGAGCAGGCGACCTACGCAATAAATTTGCCATTACTTACGGTAATAGTGGTCAGCACACTTACGTAGCCCAAAACGCGCAGAGCATTGTTAATTATGGTACTTATGGCGAAGCATTTTTATCTCGTATTAAAGATGCTGCCGATGCCGAGTTATATGCAGATAGGGTTATAGCCTTACGATCAGAACCTTATGCTAAATTTCAGAACATTACATTTGAGCTTGGAAACCCAGAAATTGATGATTCAGACCGCAATGCTTTAATTAACATATTTGTGGGAATGCCTATCTGGGTTCAAAACTTGCCCCCTAATATAGCCGAAGGCTCATTTGAGGGATATGTCGAAGGCTGGACATTTAGAGCAAGCCTAAATAATTTGACCATTACGCTCAATGCGTCTCCGGTCAATTTCAGCCAAGTTGCTGTAAAATGGGAGTCTGTAAATCCTGCAGAGTCTTGGAATACCCTAAGTCCTACTTTGACTTGGCTTAACGCGATTGGAGCGGTGGCATAATGCCAACAACAACACCTAACTTTGGATGGTCGGTACCTGTATCGACTGACTTAGTAAAAGACGGAGCCACAGCAATAGAGCTGTTAGGCGATTCAATAGATGCATCACTTGTTGATCTAAAAGGCGGAACTACTGGACAAGTGCTTGCAAAAGCATCTGGCACAGATATGGACTTTTCTTGGGTTGCACAAGATGACAGCAATGCAATACAAAATGCAATAATGGATGCTAAAGGTGATTTGATTGGTGCTACAGCGGCCGACACGCCTGCGCGTTTGGCAGTTGGAGCTAACGGCACGGTACTTACAGCCGACAGCGCAGAAGCAACTGGGCTTAAATGGGCTACAGTAGTTAGCGGTGGCATGACTTTAATTGCCACAGCCACTCCAAGTGCTTCAACAAGCGTAAGTTTTACAAGTATCCCGACAACTTACAAACAGTTAATTTTGGTTTGGACAAATGTTTTTCAATCTACAACTGATGATTATTGGTCTCTTAGAATTAATAATAATTCTAGCGGTTTGTATTCTGCTAGAGGTTTAGCGCTTGATGGTAGCGGCGTTGTTGTAGCTAATAACTTTCAAAATGCAACAAGTTTTGGAAATGAAGCAAATAACGCAGTCATTGGAAAAACATCAGCATCGGCAACAACTTACCAGTCAAATGCCAATGGTTACGCAATTATCCAAAATGCGGATTTAGCAGCAACTCATTCTGTATCTTGGGTTTCCTCGGGACAAGGGGCTTCTGTCAGTTTATCTTATACTGGGTTTTTTAATTCTGCCGTTGCGGTTACACAATTAGATTTAATTAGAAGCTCAACACAAACAATAACAGGAACATTTAGATTATACGGGGTAGCATAATGAAATATGAAGTCAATGTTGCAAATAATGAAATTATTGTTAGAGATATGACTGAAGAAGAACTAGAACAGGATTCAAAAGATATCCAAGAATCTTTGAAGAGAAACTTAACTTTGGAAGCAAAAGCCGAAAAAAAGGCAACTGCTCGTCAAGCAATTCTTGATCGTCTAGGTATTACAGCCGATGAAGCGGCAATTCTACTTGGATGAAAGCTCGATTAAGTAAATCTGTAATCCAGTTTAGAGAGCAGGCTGATGATGCTTATCCTGACAGAGACCGTCGTTCTGACGGAACAATCGGAGATGCCCGGCACTCAAAGACCAAGAGCGATCACAACCCTTGCCCTAATACAGGGTTCGTCCGTGCTTTCGATCTCGATGCTTCTCTCGATGGGAAAGATGCCACAGCTCATTACCTTGCCGATCAGATACGAATTATCGCCAAATCAGATAAGCGAATTGCATATGTCATTTTTAATAAGCGAATTGCGAGCAAAAGAACGCTATGGCGCTGGGTCAAATACAGAGGTACAAACCCTCACACAAAACACATTCACATCAGCTTCACAAAAGCTGGCGATGAAGATCGTTCGTTTTTTCAAATCCCTATGTTAGGTGGTAAAGCATGAAACTAAAGAACCCCGCATTTCTAGCAGCTGGAGCATTTCTAGCAGCTTGGTCTGCAACTAATTTCGATATTGATTACCGAGCAATTCTCTGGTCAATCCTGTCAGGCATATTTGGATATGCAACACCTAAAAGATAATGACTGCGCAGGACACGGCGGCTCTTGTTGTTGCTGCTACGACCGTTATTGGTTCATTTATTGGCTCGGTGCGTTGGTTAGTAAAGCACTACCTAAGCGAACTCAAAAATAACGGTGGCTCATCGATGCGTGACCAAATCAATTTACTTGAAGCGCGTGTCGAAACCATACTTCGCATCCTAGAGAAGTGACAATTAACACATGGCGAGAAAACAAACTAAGGCATTAGAAGATCAAGGCTATTCCCGTCTTGATGCTTACTGCATTGGGTTGCATGAGTATTGGAAATCTTTGCGTAAGGCTGGTTTTCCTGAGTCTATAGCTCTGTTTATGATTACAGAGCCACAGTCATATCCTGCATGGATCTTGCCATCTCCAGTCGATCCAGAACGGTTCGGCGATTACGAAGATGAGGATGACGATTAAGCGAATAGTTATTTTGTCTGATCTTCAAGTTCCCTTTGAGGATGTTCATGTAACACGCAACATTGCTAAATTCTTACAAACCTTCAAGCCAGATCAAACAATAACGATCGGCGATGAAATAGATTTTAATACGATCAGTAAATGGAGTGAGTCCACGCCTGAGGCATATTCACAGACTCTTGGCGATGATCGTGATCGGTGTGTCGAGCTTCTTTGGGAGTTAGGCGTAACTGATTGCATTAGGTCAAATCACACAGACCGTCTCTACAATGTCATTATGAAGAAGATACCTAGTTTCTTGTCATTGCCAGAACTCAGGTTTGAGAAGTTTATGAAGTTTGATGAACTAGGCATTACCTTTCATAAGAAGCCTATGGCGCTGGCACCTGGTTGGGTGGCAGTTCATGGCGATCACACACCTATCAAGCCACATGGCGGTATGAGCGCTCTCGAAGCTGCTAGGCGTACAGGAACCAATATTATCTCTGGACATACCCACAGAGCAGGGCGTACATCCTTCTCAGAAGCCATAGGGGGTCGAATGGGGCGTGTTTTGCACGGTGTTGAGGTAGGCAATCTTATGGACTTCAAACAGGCCGCATATACCCGGGGAACGGCTAATTGGCAACAGGCTTTTGCGATCATGTATGTACATAACAAGAATGTCCAAGTTGACCTAATTTATATTGAAAAAAATGGCACATTTCTAGTGAACGGCAAGGTCTATGGACGATCTCGTTAGAGACATAATCCCCCTAAAACGGACAATAGACAATGCCGTTGATGATGCAGAATCGTTACCGTTTCGTTATCAAAAAATACCCAAATAGTCTGATATTTGTGGTTCACTAATCCTGTAGCCAGCCGAGTGTGTTGGCACAAGGGAGCAAAATGAAAACAACGATAGGTACAAAAGAAGCAGCATTGGAATATGCTAAACGCGGTTGGGCAGTAATGCCACTTAAAGCCAAGAAAAAAGATCCCCATTTCGATTTGATTAAGAATGCCTATTTAGGTGCAACTACAGATCCAGCTCTAATTGAGTTTTGGTTTGATGTAGATCCAACAGCCAACATTGGTATTGCTTGCATAACATCTAATTTGGTCGTTTTTGATGTCGATTTTAGAAATGGTGGAGAGATTCTAGAAGAGTTTGGTCAGACTTACACAGTTCAGACCGGCGATGGATTTCATTACTATTACCAGGCAAGCTCTTCATTGTCATTCAAAGGATCATTAGAGAGTGGCATAGACATCAAGCACAAAGGATATGTAGCAGCTGCGCCATCAATCCATCCAAATGGCAAGATTTACACAGTATTAAATGATATTGAACCAGCAATGATTTCTGCTGAACTATTAGAAATGGGAGCAAAATGAGCGACACATGGTTTTTCTTTATTTTTCTTGCTGTTATTCCATTTGGTCTAGCACTTATATATGAAACTGTGGCGCACAATAATTATCAGCGTGGCTTGCGCGAGGGATACCATCGAGGCAGGGCCGTTAATCGCCAAGAATTTTGGGCAGAATGAAAGCCAAAGAGGTATTACAAAGTGCAACCGATGTCATGCAAGATCGTGGTCGAATCTATGGTCATCCAAAGATCAACCAAGATCGGATCGCTCGCAGACTTACCAATTTACTTGATTTCCCAATCGAGGACTACCAAGCTTGTCTTGCAATGGTCGAGGTCAAACTCTCAAGAATCCAAGAATCCCCAGGACACATTGACTCATACATCGATGCCTGTGCTTATCTAGCACTAGCTTGTGAACTTAAAACAGAAGAGGATGAATTATATGTTTAACTTAGCCGATTATGAACCAGTAGAGGTGAGACTTGAGAAATTTATTAAGGACTATCCAGATTTTCGTATTTCAACTGAATTGGAAGTTATCGAGAGTAATCGATATGTTGTTAAGGCGTATTTGTATAAAAATTCTACAGATACGGTCGCATGGGCGACTGGACTCGCGGAAGAAACAGTTACTAGCAGAGGTGTCAATCAGACTTCTGCATTGGAGAATTGTGAGACTTCGGCTATCGGCAGAGCGCTTGCAAATGCAGGTTATGCTCCTAAAGGAAAACGCCCAAGCCGAGAGGAAATGACAAAGGTAGTAAAGGCTCCTGCTCCTAAAGTTGATAAGGATTACTGGACTACACCATTTGGCGAACAGGATGAATCAATTAAAGAAGTGCCAGCGCCAGTAACTATCGATGCAGCTCTTAACACAGTTTCAGAGATATTAGGAACTGCAAAGGTAGTGCCTAGTTGCAAACATGGAGACATGGAGTTTAAGGATGGCAACAAGAATGGTCGAGCATGGGGTGGATATTTCTGCCGACACATTGGGGTACAAGGTTCAGAGCCTAAATGTCCAACACTTTGGTATCAGTTATCTAGTCAAGGAACATGGGAACCACAGAAGGCGAGAGTATAATGGGATACATTGAAATTCATAATGCAGATGGATTAGGTGGATGGGTCAACTTTGATGACATTCCATTTATCGAGATTATCAACTGCCAGTTATGTAATGAGCCAACAGAAGCTAGAGACATTGTTGCCAACATTGTTATTAGAGATGATCAGCCATCGGTCGGTGCTTGGCAATGCCGTAAATGTCACGCGGTAAATGGCTAACTCAAGAAGAGCTAGAGGTTTCCGCACAGAACGCGTTGTTGCACAGTACCTATCGACTGTGTGGCCCGGGGCCTGTGTGGGAAGGGGTAGTGGCAAAGATATTGTTAATGTGCCATTTGATTGTGAAGTCAAAGCAAGGGTTGGCTTTCAACCATTGGCATATCTAAAACAATTAAAGGCTCGGACATCGATTTCTGGGGAGATGGGTTTCGGAGTACTTAGGCTAAACGGACAAGGTGAGGATCCGCGTGACTATGCCGCGATCATTCGTTTAGAGGATCTATTGCCACTACTCATATTAAAATACGGTCACTTAGACAAAGAACCCACAGAATCAGACATCGACCGTTGCTCTGGATGTGGGTCATATATGATCAGGAGATGCTTAACTTGCCAGCCTATGACTACAAATGTTCCAGATGTAATCTCAATCAAGAAGTCAATCATGGATGGCACAATCGACCAGTAGTGTTATGTAACTATTGCAATGAACCTATGACAAAGATTATTACAGCTAATCCAATTCACTTTAAGGGCAAAGGATGGGGCAAGGACTAAACAACACGCCGTCTGACCAGCACTTATAGTTAGGAGTTTGACATGAATGGTACTCTCAGGGCTAGTGCCCATAAGGGGCACAGGGCGAGCCGCTTGCGGATAGCTCGCACGGTAGCCATCGCTATTGGGATAACTCTATTATCACCAATGACTGCTGCCAATACTGGGCAAATAGAAGCTTTTAAATATGACCCTAGAAAATACATCAATGCGACAATGCCTAAGCATGAAGCTAAATGCATTAAGTTACTCATTAGTAAAGAATCAGCATGGAATCATAAAGCGGTTGGCAATCTAACCGGTACTCATAAAGTCTATGGCTTATTACAAATAAAAAATCCAATAGCTAAAGACATGAACCCAATGCAACAGATACAGTTACACATGAGATACTTGGATCACAGATATTCAGGATCAGCTTGTAAAGCATGGCAACACTTCAAGGATAGAGGATGGCATTGAGTAGATCAGCCTTAACATCCAAAGGTGGAACAACTAAGTGGCGTAGGATTAGGCAACAAGTAATTAACAGAGATAGATGCTGTCAATTATGTGGCACAGAAGAGATGCTGACAGTAGATCACATCGTTCCTAGAAGATTAGGCGGTGATGATAACTTAAATAATCTGCAAGTATTATGCTCAGGATGCAATGGAAGCAAAGGGGGTAGGTTTTTTGAGAGCCCTAAGACACCAATGACCCTCCTTAGTTCTCTTTACCCTGAAAACGAGTCATCAAGCCACTATCGGCTAGAAACGGACGAGAACTAGTCATGACGGCTGAAATCGTCTCTATCGGGCTTACATCGCCTGAAAGAGGGGGGCTAGAACCTCGTTATGGGTCTCAAACTCCCAGAATCATGTCTCCAAGCCTAGATTTACCTTCTAGAGGGCAAGAGATGATTGATTTTTGTAAAGAGATCGGTTTCCCATTGCTACCGTGGCAAGAATTACTAGCAATCGAGAGCTTAAAATACAAGCCCGATTCAAGGTGGGCTCATCCATTGGTCGGAATCATGCTGCCTCGTCAACAGGGCAAGTCAACATTTATGGCTCTTCGAATCCTATTTGGAATTTACCGACTAGGCGAGAAGATGCATTTAGCAACAGCGCACAAGCTAACAACATCTGCTGAAATCTTTTTCAAGGTTGGACAGATGATAGATGACTCTCATATCTTGCAAGAAAACTTTGCCAAGAAGTTTGAATCAAAGGGAAGTCAAGAGATTAGGTTTAAGAACGGCGCGCGGTATTTGATTAGAGCAGGAAACAGCGCAGCGCGTGGTATAGCAGGGCCAGATGTAATTCACATTGACGAATTACGAGAATTTGATACTGAAGATGTTTGGTCATCTATGCGATTTACTCAAATGTCAAATAAAAACCCTCAAGCTTACTTTTATAGCAATGCCGGTCATGCTGGATCGGTTCTATTGCTAAAATTTAGAGAACGAGGACTAGCTGCTGCATCTGGAGCCGATGATTCGATCGGATGGTTTGAATGGTCGGCAGAACCCGGGGCTGCTATAGATGACAAAGAAGCGTGGTATCAATCAAACCCGTCATTAGGTCACACAGTCCATGAAGATAACATTAAAGACTCTTTATCAGATAGAGAGGACATATTTAGAACAGAAATCCTGTGCCAATTTGTCTCAATGATAAATCCAGTTATCTCAGAGGCAGAATGGAAAAAATGCAAGGATGATTCGTTTAAGTTAGATCGCGAAAAAGATACTTGGATGGCTATCGATCTTAGTCCAGACAGAAAACACGCTTCACTCGTTGCAGGCCAGCGTATTGATGGGGATCGCTTCATGGTGGCACTATTGCAGACTTGGTTTAATCCAGTATCTATAGATGATAAGCAAATGGCTAATGACATTGCTCCGTGGGTTCGTAAATTCCCAGTTAATTATGTGGCTTACTCAAAATCAACAGCAGCAGCCGTTGCAGCTCGATTATCGCCAGCAGGGATTCCCGTTTATGAAATAAATGCTCCTGATTACCAACAAAGTTGCGATGAGTTTGTTTCGGCTGTGTCTAGTGGTCGAATTGTGCATGAGGGTCAAGAGGAACTAGACAAACAAGTGTTATCGGCAGTAAAGCTTCAAAGAGGAGATGGCGGTTGGGTTATGGGGCGCAAAGCATCTGGAATAATCTGTGGCGCAGTATCGGCTGCAATGGTTACTCACTTTGCGACACGCGCAGAGACAGAAGTTGACATTCAGATAGGATAGTGTCTAAAAACTAGGCATATAGTGTATAGTATGTCCAATGGGAATTAAAGAATTTTTGTTGCCGAAATCTGCTCCTGAACAAATCACAGTTGATGCAGCTTCGACTCCTGCACCATTCAATAACACAGCATCATTTAATCCTTTTACATTTACGCCATCTACTGCTACACGCGGTCAAGCAATGGCAGTTCCAACAATCGCTCGCGCTCGTAACATTATCTGCTCAACACTTGCAGGATTACCAATCGAAGTTTATTCAAAGCTAAATGGTTCTCATGTTGCAGCACCTTCTGTAATTAACCAACCAGATCCAAGAGTTCCGGGCTCTGCTATCTATGCATGGCTGGCGGAAGACATTTGGCTAAATGGAATTGGGTATGGTCAAGTTATGGAGCAGTACGGTGACACGGGAAGAGTTCGTGCATGGACTCGCGTAGCACCAGATCGTGTAACTCCAAAATTAAATCATTTACAAACAGAAATTATTGGCTACCAAGTCGATGGATCAATAGTTCCAAATCAAGGCGTTGGATCATTAGTTGTATTTTACGGATTAGATGAAGGTTTGCTAAATAGAGCAGGGCGCACAATTCGTGCAGCTCATGCGCTTGAACAGGCAGCAGAGACATTTGCTAAAGAGCCTGTGCCTCTTCAAGTATTAAAATCTAACGGTACAAATCTTCCAGCAGAGCGAATCAGCAAACTTCTTGAGTCATGGAGAATGGCAAGACTAAATAAGTCAACTGCATTCTTAAATGCAGATGTAGAGTTGCAAGCGCTGGGCATCGATCCTGCAAAGTTACAGCTTAATGAAGCTCGT